CTTAGCTATATATATATATTATATATACTAGTATAGAGTATATAGTATAATAGGACTAGGGTTATTTCCACCAAAACATTACACAAACAAAATTTTCTACTCCTAACCCTTGACTTAATCAGCTCTGTGTGCTATACTATTCTGTGAGGTGAATTTATGGACACAATTATTTTATGGCACTTTAACCAAGAGAAGAAAAAAAGAGGTACTATTTTTGCCACAAAAGATGAGTACCTACTAGCACTAAAATTTGAACCAAGAGAAGAAGTAGAACAAGACCTTAAGAGACAAATAAAAGCCTTTATTAAATCAAGATATAAAGTCTCTGTGCATCAACTTACCTACAGAGACAAACCACTCTATGCTGTGTGTAAGAAATTTGGTGGTGTAGAGGCTCTCTGTGAACAACTAAATATTAGTCAAGATATTCTGTGTGACCTTAGCTTTAACTTTACCAATCCACACCTTAAATCACAGCTCCTAATTGACTATTTGCTTCCTGTGCTAACTGACCAAGAGTTTGCTAATTGGTTTTATTCCACAGTGTATAATTTATACAATGACACAAGAGAACCACTAGTCTTTCACCCAGATACTCTTCCACAGAGTTTCTATGAGTGGCTAGCCAAGGACAGTAGATACACAAAGCTAAATTCCTTTATCACAGGTAAGTCAATTCCTAGTGGTATGATGGTAGGTGACTATATCTATGAACACAGGGATGAGTATAAACAAGTATACAATACCTATTCCTCTATGCTCCTAGACTATATACAGAGCTTGAGTGGTAAAGAGCCTATGTACATAACCAGTATCAAACAGAGAACCACAGTAAGGCTTAAGAGGTATGGTGTACTTATCTCACACAAGCTAGAGTCTATGGGTCTATGTTATAAGTCCTATATTGGTATGTACAATACCACATCACCTAAAATGACCAAGTACATAAAAACAATAGCTCAAGAGGTAGGATATGACCCTTATGATATGCTATACACAATAGTCCTTAACTCTGTAGACTATTATGCCAAGAAGCCTAGTCATAAGCGTAATGTTACCACAGAGTACCTAAGAGAACAGAAAATACACCTAAAGAGACTGTAAGTTAGCTTCGCATACTCAGCGAACAGACCTATGGTCTTTTTATATTACATTTTTCCATGTATAGCATGCTTTTAGGGTAAATATTTGAGTGGTGAATGAGTGTATTTAGGTAACATGTTTTTGGAGTGTATTTTTAATCGGTGAATGGGTGTATTTGACTAGGTAGGTAAGTGGTTGATTTTTAATTGGGTAACATGTTTTTATAGTAAAAATATTATTGGTGAATGGGTGTATTTGACTAGGTAGGTAAGTGGTTGATTTTTAATTGGGTAACATGTTTTTATAGTAAAAATATTATTGGTGAATGGGTAAATCCTAGCCCCCTACCCCTACACCTATTTTTTAATCAACCCTATTTATTACATATTTTTAATTGTATAAACTGTACCAATGAATCTGTTCCAACTGTACCACTATACCTATAATATAATTGTATAATACCTAAAGCTATGCAACGCTATCTCTGATACCTAACATTTTTCCATACCCTATACCTTTATATAAATAGCTAAAAACACCTCAGAAATGCAGTAGTATCAAGGGTTTGTAGGGGACTTTACATAACCATATTTACGTATACCAACAAAAATCACCCTAGCAAAATACCATAAATTAACAATAAATTTCCCTATAATAACCATACCTATATACATATACAAACTGTACCCATACAATTTCTATACAATCATACTAAAATATAAAGCCCAATAAAAACCCTTTATATAATAAACCATAAAAGGCTTTAGACTTTTATTAAAATATATCATTTTATATCATTTAACTATTGACTTCTAACTTAAAAATGGTATAATAGACTTATAGAAAATATATCACATTTATATCAAATAACTATTTATAAAATGATATAATTGTGCTATAATTAAATCATAGAAAACGTGAGACAATCATATCAGACTATTGAATCAGTTAAAAGCCTCATCTATTGCATGAAAAACTTTTCTGAACTAGCTTGAAACATTGTAAAACTCAGACCTTCTATACTATAGGTATATCAGGATAGGGTAAGCTATAAAACTATCAGGATTGGGGATATATAGCGATTGTGTTCATTCTATTTAATAAAATCAAAGGAGAAGGCGAAAGTCTTAAGGTACAAAATCATGTCTAAAACACTAAAAAATCTTTATACAAAAGCATTAAGAACAGGTTATGCAAACCTAAATGGTAGAAAAAGAGAATATGGCTACATTGGAGATTTAGAAAGTAAATACACTTTCAAATATAATCAAGAAACAGGAGACCTAAGCCTATACCATTGGGGAACTAAGATTCTCACTATCGGAAGTCTAAAGGCTTCTAGCCCTATTGTGAAATACTTCTATGGTCAATCAAAATCTGATAGGGATGCACTACAATTTATCTTTGATGAACTTACAACAGGCTATAGAGCCTCTTACAAGCCTTCTAGTGATACCTTTGTGGTTATTGCTGACTTTGGGTCAGGAGAGCTAGAAACAAGAGTAAAATAGTCCTATAATCGCTTTGGTAACTTGGATACAACGGTTACAAAATGCTCCTTCTATTTACTATAAAATCTAAGGGAATAGTTAAACAGCTATAATCAGGTATAAAATCATGACAAAGACTGAAAAAGTTGATTATAAAGGTCAATTTTCTTATAAAGACCTTGTGGAAATGTATTTTGGTATTGAATTTATTGTAGGGGAAAACGCTCCTAAACTATCTAAGCAACTAAGTAAAGCAGGTAAAGACTACACAAACGAGGAATTACAAGCCTTTCAAGAGCTTTTGAACGCTGTTTTTGATGGGGATAAAGAGGAAAGTTTTAGATTCCTTTTCACAAACATTTTACCAGAGTATGAGGAGATTGACGATTGGGCTTTTGATGGCTCATGCAATTCTCAAGGTGAATGTGGACAAGCGACAAGTTTTGTATTGAATACACTAGAAGAGGCAAGATACTGTTATATTTTCGATACTTGGAAAGACCCTTCTGCACGGTTTTACTATGTACAAGACAAAAACGGTGTTCTTGGTGTTGCTGACCTATATTGTGAGAATGGGCATGGCTACTACCTTGCTCCTCAGATTCTGCTTTGTGTTGCTTATGATAAGCGTTTAGCTGACTTTGTGAAGTATGAAGACAAAATTGTATACATGGTAAATGATTTTGGTTATTGGTCAAACCTATCAGCGGACTCATATAGTCACTATGTAACTGGTGAAATTGAACATATAAAGCCTAGTGATGGGGTTATTAATGATTTTAATGAGTCTATTGGTAAATTTTGGAGTGAGAACCTAGAATGCTATATAGATACGGATGATAGTGATTTTGTGTACTGTTCAAATATTGAAGATTATGAGTGGTCAGATGAAATTTATGTTTGTGACCATTGTGGTGAATGCTTAAGCCCTAGAGGTAACTATTTTAAAGTATCAGATGGTACTATCTTCTGTTCTGAGGATTGCGCTTCTCATCAATACATTTACGCAGACTATGAAAGTGATTATATAGATAGAGATTATGCTTGTTCTTGTCCTGATTGTGGTTGTGTATTTCATGATGAGAATGGAGCATGGGGAGAAGATGGGGAATACTACTGCCCTGATTGTGTAGAAGACCACCTAGAGGAAGAGGAGGACTAAAGGGTTAGAAATAGCCCTTTGGGAATCCCTTACCTACTCTTAACCTAAACAAAAAGAGTATAGCATATTTTTAGGAGGTACAGAAATGAAGGTACTGAAATTATTGGGGTATAGTCTTGTAATTTTATATATAGGCTTGTGGATTGGTATGATTTATACTGAGAATACACAACCAAAACTAGAAGATTATACAGAGAAAATAGGAACTGACTTATATAGGATTAAGCATAATACTGTATTAAGTAAATATATTAAGTATGGTAAATACTGCCTAGCTGTATATGATAGGATTGAGGGGGAAGTCATTGTTTATGAAGTAGATTATGACGAATGGAATCAATACAGCGTAGGAGACTATTATTAGCCCTAAAGCAAGGTTTTAGGTCATAGGGGTATAATCATACTAGGAAATATTTAAAATGCACCAGAGAGCCTCCTATGGCTTTCTAGGGGCATTGTAGGAATCAAAGGAAGGAAACACAATGAAATTAAAGAAAATTATTAAAGTTTTTGGACTACCTGCTTTTCTTGTGGTATGTTCAATCATTAGTAAGCAGGAAACTTTTTCACTGACCTGTATTTTAGGGGCTTTAGGAGTATTCTCCTATGAATTTAGCTTTATTACAGATTAAGGGGTAAATTATGGGAATTGTAGTATATAACAAGAAAAAGGAAATGAAAAATCTATGGAAAGAGGCTAAAAAGTCTCAAGTTACCAATGAAATTCTTGATAATTTTATGATTGAAATTTTTGTCATGTACAGTTATGACAATCTATCAGAACCTCCTTTTACACTAGGTAAGGATTTACAAAAAGCCCTTGATTTAGGTTTTATCACAAAATTTTATTACGTTGATAGGATTCTAGGAGGTGTATAATGGAATTTAATATCGGGGATATTATAGAGTTAACTCAAGATATTTCATTTTATGATAAAGGCTTAATTTGTCAGGTTGTGGAATTGGGAGAAAGAAATTATGGTTGGGTTAAAATACTAGAACCCCATAAATGTAAGGATTTTAATGGTGAAAGAAAGCGCGCAAATTTAACCTTATTTAAGCTAGTCAGAAGAGGAGGGTTACATGTTTAAAGTTGGAGATATTGTAAGGTGTAAAACTAATAGGTATGGAATCACCACATATAAGCGCCCTTGTGAGGTTGTGGAGATTCTATCTGATGAGAAAATAAATGTTAGGTGTTTAGGGAGGGATGGTTCAACTTATGACGTTGATGCTGACATTTTTGAACTAGTTCCTCCTGATGAAGTCCTTACTAAAGGTATGTATGTGAAAGATGATGAAGGGGAATTGTTTAAGTTTATAGGTTATAGGTCAAATGGTATTGCTGTATCACACCCTACATTTTGGAAAGATTTTATTTTCTATGATGATATTAGGTATATAAAGAAGTTTACAGTATAAGGAGGTACAGGTGAATAAATTTAAAGAAGGTGATTGGGTTAGGGCTATAGTAGATAGGTACTCTAGGGCTACTTATATGAAGCCTTGTAAAATCATTAAAGTTATAGGTGACAACATTATCAAGGTAAGAACTATAGATACTAATGAGGTTTTGGGGGTAGAGAGTAAGAATTTTGACTATTGCCCTGTAAACCATATTTTACATGAAGGGGATGACATTGGCAACAAAAGATACCCTGATATAGAGTACACTTTTGTAAAATATGAAAGATATGGGATAGAAGCAAGAAATAAGATAATGGGTTATTTAGAAACTATCCCTTTTGAAGACATACTATATCAATCAGGTTTCAAAGTATAGGAGGTAAGTTATTGTTAGCAAACTTAACAGGCCATAACATAGACATTGTGGATAAGCAAGGGAATATTATTAAAACGTTATTTCCTTGTGATAAGGAAGAGCCTTTAAGGGCAGAAGTTAGCTTGAGAAGGAAGCGAAAAATTGAAGGAATCAAGCTGACAAAGTTATCCTATACCTCAAACATAACAGAGCGTAAAATGCAGGAATTATTAAGAAATTATGATGGAATCATAGTCTCTAAAATAACAGCAGAGTGTTTGAGGGATTTAGGATATACTGAGAATGTGTATATCACAGGTAGGAAATTCTATAAACATGGTAAGTTTATTGGAGTAAAGGAATTATGTATATTGTAGGAAGGAATCACAAAATGAAACTAAAATCAGTTAAAAAGGAACTCAAGGAAGCATTTCAAAACTCTCTTTTGACCACAGCAGAATGGGAGGTGCTTGTGGAAGAGTCTAAAACAAATAAGGAGCTAGAAGGTAAGCTGAATGAAGCACAGGAACAGTTTAAGTCTATCACAGATGGAAACTATGAATCAGATGATTTTGTTACTAGTGTTAAGGCTTTAAATGGTGCTGTAGACTTTGCAGAGGTGCTACGTGGTTGGGATATTGTGGAGAAAATTCGTGAATACCAAGACATTTTTAAGATGGGGTATACCTTTAAAGATGAGTATTTTGTCTCTCCTATCCCTCTAGTCCTAGTAAGTCTTGACCCTGAAAGAATCCTTATGAAAAGACCAGAAAAATGGTATGAGGATAACAAGGATAATCTTGTAAAACTATTGAATAAGCTCATTATGCGTGAGAATCTGAAAAGTGGTGAATCAGGCAAGTCAGTCACTAAAGAGCCTCTAAAAGACTTTATCAGTAGAAACTCACTTGAGGAATACCCTAAAGTTCTATGCTACTATATGCAAAAAGAAGGGGTATTTCCTAGACAAGATGGGTTTGAAAAGGCACTTAAGCCCTATCAGGAATATATTAGCAAAAAATTTGACAAGGCTATTTTGGAGCACAATCCTAACCTTAAAAAGTTCACCTATGCAAGTATGGTCAAAGACTATTTTGGACTTGTGCTAGATGAATCACAAAATGCACCTAAGTTGGCTAAACAGCTCAAAAAAGCAGGAATTAGCTACACAGACAAGGAAATCCAACATTTTGGTGAGGTTAAAAACTGGTGGGAAGATTGGAATTATAAAAATTACTCTACTATGGGCAATGACCTCTTCCGTGTTCGTGACTTGTGGGTAGACTATGCAGATTTTGAAATCCCTACACTTGTGGATAAATGGGCATTTAATGGCTCATGTAATAATTGGGATAGTGGAGCAGGTGCTGATACTCACCTAGTATTGAAACACTTTGGGTTCAATTATCTTAAGGGCTATTCTACTATCATCAATAGTAACGGTGAGGTATCTCTTTGTCCTTCTATGCGTACCTATTTCTACAAGGATTCTAATGGTGATTTAGGACATGCAGGAACTTATGCAGACTTTGAAGGTACACGAGCTAAAGCCTGCTATGAATTTACTACTACCCTACTTTGCATTGTATTTAACCGTAAAATTGATGAATTTTCTAAAATCTCAGGCATGAATATTTCTTGTGATAACTACAGAGATAAGAATGGAAACTATATTAATTTCTGGGCAAATCAAGCAAGAAATGACTATGCAAAATGGGGTACAGCAAAAGTATTTTCAAAATTTGATGAAGAGGACATGGATGAGTATAGAACTACTCATTACAGTCTAAGATACACAATCAATAATGAATTGTCACCTAGTGAACGTAGTAGTTTGCTATACTCACATACATTTTACTCAGGTCATGTACTCAAGAGTGGAACTAAACAATCAGGTCACATTGTGCTTAATGCACTCAAAGACTTACTAAGCACAAAATATTAAAATTAAAGGAGAATCACATTATGAATTACACATTTATCGACGTACTAACAAAAACTCAATCAGAAATGCTTTCATGGTTACCTAGTGTACTACTTGACTATGGATACACAGATTTAAAGGTCACAGACTATATGATTATGGCAATCAGTCCTAAGAAGAATCAGCCTTGTCTTGTGGCTCACTTAGATACAATCAACACAAAACGAAAGACTTACAACTATGGAACTTATTACCAGACTACCACAGTCACTAGCACAGAAAAAGAACGTACTCCAGAAGTTCAGGATATTCTGGTCACAGACAAGTATATCCTACTATCTCCAGAATGTAAGTCTACCATCCAATGTTTGGGTGCTGATGACCGTGTAGGAGTTAAAACTATCCTAGATATTCTTGAGATGGGTCTCAGACCTCATATTCTCTTCACTACAGACGAGGAAGTGGGTTGTGTAGGTTCTCATAAGGCAGTGGATGAAAATGCATTAGAGGAGCTAAGAGAGGCTTCTATGCTTATCCAGATTGACCGAGGTGTTCATGAATCATCATGGCATGAAATGGTGACCTATAGTTTTGACCCTAAGAGCCATCAGGAAATTTTTGATAAACTAGGGGAAACCTACACAATGGCTACAGGGTCTTACACAGATGTGGCTGTATTAGGTACACACTTAAATAAGCCTATTGTGAATGTATCAGCAAGTTACATGAATGAGCATCACACAGATGAATTTATCAACTTTGAAGCCTATGAGTACAACACAGAAGGACTTATCAAGTTCCTTAAATGGGCACAAGAGCAAGATACAAGTGAATGGAAATATGTAGCTAAGTATGTTCCACCAGTAAAACCTAAGACTACTCCTGCTAATTTCCCTCCTAAGTTTGGGGCTATTCGTCCTAGCTTGTGGAGTAAAAAGGGAGGATATGCAAGTGCCGAAACCTACTTTAAGGAAATGAATAAGTCAAAATTCCTCAAGTGTGAAGAAATCTTTGATAAATACATTGAGGAAGGTTGGGAAGAAGATACACTATTGGATTCTATTGACCTTGCTTACTCACTAGGAGCTGAAATCTCAAATATCTGGCAACTCAAGTATGTTCTTGAAGGAAAAATCTACAATCACATTTAAGCACACAAAAAGAGGGATAGCGGATTTGCTACCCCTTTTAAGGTGTTTATGTATTTCACTTATAAGTATAGCACAGGATAGAAAATAACACAAGCAAATTACACTAAAATAATCAATTATGTATTCTTTTGGTGGAAATAACCAGAATACTTTATAATATATATTAGGTATTATAGGAATAAGGTTATTACCATCAATTAGTTACATAAACAGTTCCTAAAAGACTAAGTAAAAGTCCAACAGAAAATGTTCGCAATCAAGTTGCAAACATTTTTTGGGGACAATAACCAATTTTCTATTTTTAGGTATTGCATTATCTTTTTCTTTGTGGTATACTAGTCTTACCAATAAATTAGAAACAGAGGTGTAATCAATGTATTTTAAGGTTTATCTTGAAATGTTCAAACAAAATGAACTCAAGAATCTCACAGACATTTTCTTGTATAGCTTCCTGTGTGCATTTGCCAAGGAAGGTGAAAAGGAAGTCTATTCTCACTACACAAATCAACAGCTAGTTGATATTTTTGGGTGTACTCATCAGACTATTTCCAATTCTGTGACTAGACTTGTGAACTTAGGTCTTGTGAAGCGTTTTGATGATACTAGATTTAGCTATACCAATGGTGACTTTTACTGTAAACGAACTCTTGTGACTAAGACAGAGTTTTACAACAAGTATGCTGTGGAAGACTATATTTCTGTGAAAAGTCATTGGCTTACAGAGTGGAAATTGCCTATTCGCGCTGTGCAATTACTAGGAATCTTTTGGTCAGCATACTACAAGAGAGGTAAGAGCACTACTCTACACACTACCTCACATGACCTGATTGACCTTATGGGTGATGTAAACTATCGAACCTATATCAATAACTTGAACCTTTTGAAGGACTTAGGACTAATCACAGAGCTTACACCTAAGAATGCTCATGACAAGATTTTCGAGCTTTCTGTGGAATATCTAGGTGCTGAGGTAAGTCCAGAAGAAGTCTTAGAAGCTGTTTCTGTGGAAGATAAAGCACAAGACAATAAGGGTTCTGTGGGAAAGTTTAACACTCTTCTCAAGTGGACTAAACGATTCTTGAGAGGTAAGGCTAGTAAGGTAGTCAATAAGATTCTGAAAGTCCTAGACCCTCTAGCAGAGGTTAAGCAGTCACTAGAGCCTTTGTGGCAAGCATTTAATTACTATGAGCGTGCCAATATTAGGGCTATGATTCCAGAAGATGCTGACCCTAGAGATGGGTACTTTGTACAAGGAGTGTGCTAGTGGCTAAGAATAAATTTATAGAACTCCTACAGCGTAACTTTGGAGAGAAAGACCTTGTGAACTTTGGGGTAAATAAGAAATTTTACCTAGAGCGTAAAGCGAAAGAAGACCCTGAGTTTGAAGATAGATTCAGTAGAGACTTTGAGCAAGCTAAGCACTATGTGAAGCATATTGGGTCACAAGTTAAAGCATTAAGAGACAAGTATGACCTTTACCTATCTTTCACTCCTACAGGAGGAAAAGAGCGTAAGAAGACTAATGCACAAGATACTTATATCATTGCACAAGACATAGATGGAGCACCTATTCCTACAGACCTTCCACCTAGCTATTATTGGGAAACTAGCCCTAACAAATATCAAGGTGTGTGGGTATTAGATAACAAGGTCAATCCACAAGAGCATGAGATTCTGTGTAGAAAGCTTGTGAAAAAGTATGGTTTTGACCCTTGTGGTGTGGATATTGTGCACTTGTATAGAATCCCTAGCACAGTGAATCACAAGTATGCTACAGACTTTAAGGTAAGTGGTTTACAAGGTGAAGGAACTGTGTACCGTAAGCGTGACTTTATGAAGTACCTTGAAGATGTGGATATTAGCTCAAGAGCAGTAGTTGAGCATGAGGATATTGAATACCTTAACCTTGACCTAGATGCTGTATTAGAGGAATACAATGCCTTTAAAGAGTTTACTCATGAGCTAGCTGTGGATAGGTCAGAATGGGCTTGGAAATTAGAGCAAAAAATGATTATGAATGGAGCTTCTAAGGAAGAGGTAAAATTTGTATTACTTAATGCCCCTGATGGAAAAGCTAAGTTCACAGAAGAGACAGTTGATGCTGAGGTAAATAGAGCCTTTGCTAAGAGTGAATCACTTGCAGAAGAATCTGAGGAAGAGGTAGAACTTGTCACAGAATTGACCAGTAAGATGAGTATTGAGGAACAGGGAGGTAAGTCTATCAAAACTGTTTCCAAGAAAGGTAAGAAGCATAAGAACAAGTTCAATATTGTCAGAGTTGATGAGATTGAACCTTTTGACCCTACAGACTTCTGGTTGATTGAGGACTTCTGGGAGAATGGTTCTGTGGGAGTTATTGGAGCACCTTCTAAGTCATTTAAGTCTACTTTTGCCCTAAACTTAGCTTGTGCTGTAGCTACAGGAAAACCTTTTGATGGTCGTAAAGTTAAACAAGGTGCTGTATTGATTATCCAAGGTGAGAATAACTTGTCTATGGAGCAACATAAGATTTATGCTGTGACTGGTTGTGATACACCACCACCTATCTATTTTGTGGATGATAATATCACTATGGAACAGGTATACCGTTTGGAGAATGACATAAGGGAATTGGGTGTTAAATTGCTCATAATTGACCCTATGTACCTCTTGTTTGGTAGTGGTGATATAAATAGACACCAAGACATTGTAGAACGCTTAGAGATGCTCACAAGGCTTTCTAAGAATACAGGTTGTGCTGTGATGCTTATTCACCACAGTAGGAAATTGGAACGTGGAGCTAAAATTACAACCTCAGACATGTATGGTTCTGCCTTTATTGAAGGTTGGTATGAATCCATGATTCTTCTACAGCGTAAGTCAAATAACTCAAGTACAATGACCACTTATTTCCGTAACCACAAGTCAGGTGATGTTTATGACCTTGTAGTAGATGATAATATGGGTTGTAGAGCCTTTGCACGTAAGGGAGAGAGTGCCTATGATGCAGAGGAAGCTGATTTTTCTGTTCTAGGAGGTGATGGAGATGAGTAAAAGAGTTTACAAGACTTTCCAAAATCTTCCTTGGTTTGAAGAAGCTATCTCGGAGGGTGAAGAATACTTTGTATGGTTTTTTGAGGAATTGTTAGCTGACCTAGAGGATAAGGACTTGAGCTTATATACCTACATTTCAAACTATATTGAAGATGGGTATATGAGAGCTAATATTATCCGTAATCTTAAGCTATCTAAGTTCCCTCAACCTCAATATATCCACAAGTTTCCTTTTCTTAGCGATGAGGCTATTGATTGGGTAGAATGGTATGCTATCAATGAAAATCCACAGAAGAAATATAACAAGGCTACTGAGGAATATGTGAGAAAATGGCAAGGTGAACCTGAACCAGAGAAACCTGCTACTCTTAGGGGTAGAAGTGCTTTATATAAGCAAAAAAGAAAAGCCTCAAGGCAATATTGGCTAGAGAGAGCTATCTTAATGGGGGTGTAGTATGGCATTATTGACATTCGGTACAATACCTCAGAAGACTAGGAGCTTGAGTTATAGAGATGTTATTGAGTTAAACAAGGTAGAGACAGTCACAAAGCTAACTAAAACTCAATATGGTTCTGTGATGGTCTATTGTGGTCAAGAGATGAAGGGTTTCTATAATGGCACTGTAGGAAGCCTTGTGAGAGGTTTAGGGTGGAGTATATGATTAATACTATTAACACCCTAAAACCTGTGTGTTTGGATATAGAGACTACTGGACTAGATAGACATAGGAATGAAATTACCTCAATACAGATTGGATATACTCATAATGAAACAGGTGTATACACAAGGAAATTCTTTGATTGGGTTAAGCTAGGTAGGAAAAGACAAATAGCTCTCTTGAAAAAGCTCAAAGAGTGTAAATTGGTAACTCATAATGGTAAGTTTGACTTGTTATTTCTATATGTTAAGACAGGTATAGAGCTTAAGTTATGGATTGATACTCTTGTGCTTGCTCATGTGTGTGGGGAAGAAGAGCTTGGTCTTAAACCTCTAACAGAGAAGTATTTCCATGTTAAGTATGATATAGCCAAGGAAGCTAAAGTAGGTAAAATCACAGAAGCATTTAAGTCCTATGGTCTTGATGATGTTCTGTACCCTATGAAATTACTCAATATATTTCAAGCTAAAATTTCTAAGTATAATCTGCTTAAGGTATTCAAGCATGAAATGAGAGCCTATAAAGCCTACTATGAGGTTGAAAAAGGTGGAGTTCCTATAAGTCCTAGAAGACATGAGGTACTTGAAAAACTTCAAAATGACTTGAGACCTTACACAGAGAAGCTATTGACCTATGGGGATATTAACTGGAACTCTAATGGTCAAGTAGCTAAGATTCTATTCACAAAGAAAGATGAACCTGTGTATGAGGAACAGGGAGAAAGGCTTCCTGATACATTCCTTGTGATAAGGAAAGATGTAAATAGTGATTCAGTAGTAGGTGAGTTTAACACAAGGAAAGAAGCCAATGCCTTTAAGAAACAGTATATCGAAGAGAATCCTCATGTGTATAAAATGAGTGTCAAGATGCAGAAGCATTTTAAACCTGTTATTATAGGTTATGGTCAAGGTCTTGATGTGATAGAGTACACAGATAAAGGAGCACCTTCTGTAGGTGTAGATACACTTGCCAACTATGTAGGAAATGACTGTGTGGATACATTGCTTGAGTATAAGCGTATCTCTAAGCTCATTACCTTTATTACCTCTTGGGAAGATTTACAAGTAGATGGTAAGATTTACCCTAGCTTTAATATCACAGCTAGGACAGGAAGGACAACCTGTAATAACCCGAACCTTGAATTATGCTGAGGGTTCGTTAAACCCTGTGAAAACGGTGAACGCTGAGATGCCAATACCGTGCCAAGCCTAGAGATAGGAAGGTGTAACGACTAAGAAATGCCTAGAGCAGAGTAACACGAGCGCAGGGATTGGTTAAATACCAATATGAGATAGTCTGAACTTGTGGGAAATGAACCACAAGAACTATAGGATAAAGAGCCTATAGGGTAACAGGACATGTCAGCAATGTCCACAAGATAGTTATGTGCGTAATCTTATTGAAGCTAGACCCGGTTGGAAGCTGATTGAGTGCTTTAGTGGAGACACAGAGGTATTAACAGAAAAAGGTTGGCAAAGACTTGATAACTTAGATAAGACTTTAAAAGTTGCACAGTATAATATTGATACTAAGGAGATAACCTTTACTAAACCTTTAGGGTATATCCATAATGAGAATAGAGAGACCTTCCTTTATGAAGATAGACATACTTCATTGTGTGCTACAGCTAACCATAATATGCTTACAACTTTTGGTAATGGTAGACCAACCTTTAAACATAAATTTAAAGATGTTAGATTTTCTAGGGGTAATGCTTTTATCAATGCAGGTTATTATAATAATGGTAATCGTGATGAGCTAAAAGCTAGATATATTGCTATGTTTACAGCAGATGGTAGTATGTCTCCTGAAGGTTATGTAACATTCTGCTTCTCTAAGACTAGAAAGGTAGAGAGATGTAAGCATATCCTTGATATGCTAGGAGTTGAGTATTCTCTTAATGAGCATCATAGAAAGAATGGTGTAATTAACTATAATTTCTATGTAGGTAAGAGAACTAATCACCTTTTATATGGATTTGTTGGTAGAGATAAGAAACTTACAATGAACTGTATACACAACCTAGATATAAATGCTTTCTTGAATGAGATACAATACTGGGATGCTACTTACACAAGAGCAAGCAATAAGCAGTCTGTAAGATTCACTACTACAGTTAAAGAGACTATTGAGATAATTCAGATGATGTGTGTCTTGCAAGGTAAAAAGTCAACTATCAGGTATGATTTATATAATTATAATTCAACTGATGGGAGACATAGTGTGAGCTACTACCTTAATTATAAAAGGAATAAAGATGATGAGCATACATTTATGAGCGAGGAATCTCCTAATTGGGATAAGCCAATCATACAAGATGTATACTGTGTCAATATGCCTTTAGGTACTTTAGTTATTAGACATAATGATAAAGTATCTATCCAAGGCAACTGTGACTACTCACAGCTAGAGCTTCGTGTGGCTAGTTGGTTATCAGGTGACATAAATATGCAACATGCTTATCAGTCTGGAAGTGACCTCCATAGTAAGACTACAGAGCTTTTGTTTGGGGATACTAGTGAGTTGAGCCATGATGAGCAGAAGAGAAAGCGAACTTTCAGTAAAAGTATGAACTTTGGTTTTTTATACGGAATGGTTGCAAAAACATTCATACAGTATGCTCTCAGTTTTGGACTTACAATTACACAAGGGGAAAGTGAAGAACTTCGTGAAGGTTTCTTTAAAGCCTATCCTAGATTGCTAGTATGGCATGAAGAGTGTAAGGAATTTGCTAGACAACATGGCTATATAGAATCACCTATTGGAAGAAAGAGATGGTTTGACAATATTAACAGTAGAGACTTTAGAAAACGTTCTGCTGATGAAAGACAAGCTATCAATTCACCAGTACAAGGTTTTGGTTCAGACTTGTGTACTAGTGCCTTAGCTGATATTGTATTCAGTAAAGAGCTAGACCACACAAGATTCAATGTACTAGGTTCTGTACATGATGCGATTCTCTTTGAGATAAGAGATGATTATGTAGAGGAACTTGTACCTAAACTAAAATATATGATGGAACACCCCTCTATTATTGATGGTATGGAAGTACCTATACCTCTTGTAGCAGATGTGGAGGTTTCTCAATCATGGGGAGGACATTAATGCACCTATATGATAAACCTGCATACTTGAAGAGTAAATATCAGCTATTAAGGCAACTTAATAGAGAGTGCTTTCAAAATGACCCTGAGAAGTATTGCAGAGAACAGATTGACTATGACCCTAATTATGAGTTAGGTGTTGATGGTGAAGAGTATGTAATGGGTAAGTTTATCAAAGGTATTCGATACTTAAATAGAAAATACAAGCTGAAACTACCACAGTTTCCTAGTTATGATGAGATGTATAAGCTAAACTTTAGGCTTCCTGCTAAGATAGATTTTGCTGTGAAGTATATGGTTGCTACTACTCACCTAAAAACTCAGTATGTTTCACACAATATAGCATTTACCTATGCTGTGAGTGATACCAATGAGAGACTGGTTATCCATTATCCAAGACAAACACAAGATATGATTGACTATGCTAGATACATTATAGCTAATGGGTATAGAGAATATGTACGCAGTTGATGAATATTTTGATGGAGAACTTGTAGAAGAGCATTTGTTTCTTACTTGTGAAGGAGCTTATGCCTTCTATGAGCGTATGTTTAATAGAACAAAATCTACCTACTATGTTAGGTATGAATTTAGAGGTTTAATACATGACAGTAAACAAGAACAGCTCAGTTGGTATTACTGAGGATATTATCACAAACATTATGCACCTTGGGGCTAGTGAGTATCACCTTGAGATTCTTATTCGTAAGTATGAAGACCAGATTAAGTTCTGGTATAATCAAGATAACCCTGAGATTCAATCAGAAGAAGATAAAATCTCTGTGTATGATGCCAAGGACAAGGTGAACCAACTTACTATGACCCTACAACAGGTCACAGAAGAGCGTAGAAGAGCCATGAGACTACTTAAAACACAAGCTAATGATAATGGTAACCCTGACCTCTGGTGCTTGTTAAAACACGTTCTGGTGGCTGTGATAACGTCCTTTGAAGCATGGCAAGTAGACTTTGCTAATGACAATGTTAAGTTTGTATTCCTAGAGCAATCTCGTGTGGCTAATCAAGTGTTGGCTATGTTCCTAGGGTATGAAGTAACACCTTGTAGTGCTTGCTTAACTGACCAACTTAAGGAAGATGGAAAATAATTTGAGAAATTTTTAAAATTTCTCATTTTATCTATTGACAAATATCAGAATATGATGTAGAATAGTATATGTAGAAAGGAACAAGATATGAAAGAACAAATTTTAAAAAGTCTTGAGACCATGAGTAAAGCTCAGTTGAGCAAAGAGATTGGTATTTCAACTTATGCAATTAACAAACTTATTTCTGATGATTTAGAAACTATTAACCCTGAGTGGGAAAAGAAGTTAAATGCTTACTTTGGTTCTGCTGATGAAACTAAGAAGGAAGAACCTCACAAAGATGATAGAGTGACATTATCTATTGAACTACCTACTCTTTCACAAGAAGAGATTAAATTCTTTAATACACTGCATATTGGAAGTGTGAATGAAAAAATTAGTACACTTGGGTATATTAATTATGTCTTTTTATCAAGCTCAAGATACCGACAAAACTGGTTTATTAGACTTGCAAAGGATAAAAAAGCTGATGAAGTCAATGATATTATTAAGCGTTTAGGTTTAGCTGTTCTCTGTGGTAAGTACAAAGAGAAAGAGCCTGAAAAGACTTATGTAATCAAATTGCCTTCTGAGCACTACCTATGCAAATATGATAATGGTGACATTGGTTGGTCTGTAGAACCTAACATGTACACAGTGGTAACGCATGATAAGAGTGAGCTAGAAACTTCTTATGCTGAGTATAAAGACTTTATTGTAGAACAAGCTGTACTAATTAAATCTTATAATAGAAAGACTAGAGGATTTAATATTAGTGAGCGTATTAGGAAGAAGAATTAAAGAGCTAAGACTACAAAACAGCATGACACAAATGCAATTAGCCAAGAAACTAGGTTATAAGGGTAACTCTCTTGTGGCAGGATGGGAATTAGGAAAGAACTATCCATCAGCAAGTAGTATTAAGAGATTGTCAGAGATTTTTGACACAGACCTTATGAAGTATGTTGGTCAAGAAACACCAGAAATACCTTTTGAAGTAGCTAAGATTCTCAAAAAGGGTAAGGAAATGGGTAAATCTTATGTGGATGTTGTTAAGAAGTTAGAGCAGAAAGGGCTAATAAATGAGGAAAATCAGGAAAGTATTTTTAAAGCCATCCTTGATTATAAGTGGGTTGTGTCTACTAGCAGTAGGATTCCTTCTTCACACGAACATGAGGATGCAGACAAAGATTAATGAATTAGATGAGTCTGTAAAGACTCTCAAAAAAGACTTGAACTTAGAGCAAACTCAACGAAAGGGTGAAGATTATTCCCTAGGAATGAGGTTTGATACACTTATTTACTATATCAAAGGAGGTCAGTGATGGTTTGTGGATTTAGCTCTGGAGACAGAGATATTAAACTAAAGGCAGTTATTAGTAAACTAGACAGCCTATCAGAAGATTCAAGAGCTATCTGGATGACTGAAATTCTATCTCACTGTGGGAATAAGTTTGGTGGATTCAAGTATGCACAAGGATTTGAACAAGGTCTATTAGAAGGATTCCAAAATGGTCTTAGTGAGGCTAAACAAGAAAAGGTGACTGTACAAGTTCCTAAAGTTATTGCTAATTGGATTGAATACTGTAAGGAGTTAAACATTGATTTAATTCACTCTATGAACCCTAGTCACAGTATTTTCAATATTCATGTAGCGTTTAAGGAAAGAGCTGATGCTATTAACTATTGGATTTTAGATAATTCAGAACTGTATGCTAGAGCCTTCCTTGGTGGGTATGAGGTAAAACCTGAAAAGCGATACTCTGTTGCAGTCCCTGTTGGCAATGGTTGGTATAACCGTGTGATTGTATCTAGTAATGGAAATGTTACCCTAGACTCACATAATTATGTGTCATTGGATAAACTTCGTAGACATGATAGACAATCTGGTATACCTTTGACAGAGGATTTGATTAAGAACTCAGAACTCGCTTGGGCATGGCAATTTGCTACTGAATTGGAGGAAGAAAATGAGATTTAGTGTATCTAGAGTAAACACATACTTAGAAAACCCTTGGGAACATTGGTGTAAATATATTGCTGAGTACAAGGAACTACCTGACCCTGAGCGAACCAAGTATATGGATAGAGGTACAGTATTCCACACAGCTATGGAACTATTGGCTGACCACAAAGGGGACTTATCACTTGATAAAGTAAAGGATATGGCTCTTGATGTACACAAGCACTCACCATTCTGTGATGAGGCTCGTGAGACAGGTGTCCTAGCTATAGAGCGCTATCTAGGTGAAGGAAATACTGTTGACTTCTCTAAGGTCATTGAAACTGAGAAGAAGATTGAGCTTGATTTACCTAATGGTCATGAGTTTATTGGCTATATTGATGCTGTGATTGATAATGGGGATGGTACTGTGTCTCTTATTGACTATAAGACATATAGTGAAGCTCCACAAGAAGATAAGATGAAATATAGCCTTCAAGCCAACATGTATATGGAAGTCATGACTAAGCTAGGTTATACTGTAAAAGACTTCTCCTTTGAGTGTGTAAATCCTAAGAAGGTTCTAAGAGGTAAAGCCTATAGAACAAAGAGAATTAAGTTCAACTACAATAAATACCGTGGTGAAGACATGTTTGAGCAATTCTGTGAGATTACCACAATGATTGGTAAAAACCCTAACTTGCGTATGTATATTCCACCTGCTAAACGACAACCTAATGTGTATGATTATTTCTATAAGGTGTATATTGGGGATGTAACAGAGGATTTGGATGATTTTGTTGAAAAAAATTTTAAAAAATCTTCAAAAACCTCTTGACAAGGTAACACGTTTTTGATAAACTATAATTGTGGTGGTAGAGATAATCACTTTAAACCCTCTACAAAATAAATTTAAGGAGGTTAGCAAAATGGCTAACAACACAGAACTACTTATTGCACTCGCTCAAGCACTTGGAATTGATTTTCCATCTGCTCCTTCAGTAGAAGATACAACTCCTGCTGAACCACTCTACATTATCTATGTAGGTAAGAAACCACGCCGAGTAAAAGCACCTTACATTGCTATCAATGCAAATGGTGAACTTTCAGGGTTCACAGAAGAAGCTGATGTACTTGGTCATGGGACTGACAATATTGGTAAATTCACTCTTGCTGAAATTGAAGAACGTTTCCCTCAATTCAACCACGAAGCTTTCCTAGTTAAAGTAGAAGACTAATTAAGGAGGAGGCTACATGGATAGTCTGTGTAGCCTTTACTTTTATGAAATGTAGAGTATTCAACGATACAAATAGAGAAGCATTGGAAAAGGACATAAACAATTTCATTAGAGATAAAGAAGATGTTAAAATCAGCTTCTCAACTAGTGAAAGAGGTTATCACTTCCAGTATTCTGCTATTGTTTATTGGTAAAATAAAAATGGTTAAATTTATTTGGGCACAAGATAGTAAAGGTTTGATTGGCAATAAGGGTAAACTACCTTGGTCAAATAAAGCTGACTTAAGTTACTTCAAAAACCAGACTACTGGTGGAGTGGTTGTAATGGGGTTAGCTACATGGAAGTCCATTGGAAGTAAGCCTCTCAAAAATAGATTGAACATTGTCCTTACAACTAAGGATGAGATTGATGGATATGATGATGAGAATGTATACATTGCTAACTCTGTAGAGGAGGTCTTACAGTTTGAAAAAGAAACTGATAAAGATGTTTGGGTTATTGGAGGAGCAAGAACATTCAAGGCATTTGAAAGATTCTGTGAGGAAGCTGTAGTAAGCTCTATTGATGGAGATTACACTGGTGATACTTATTACAAAGGCTTAGAGGATAAGCTCACAGATGATAAAATAGTAGTAACAATGAAAGGTGAAGGCTTCACTGTGAAGCACTATAGGCTAGTATAATGAATGATTTTGTAGTTATTGGGTTTGCTGTACTTCTTACATTGATAGCTTTCTTATTAGGAACTGTCTTAAGGTTAAAAGAAAAAGCAAATGATTGTGACTTTTACTTAAATACTATAGATATTCTTAATAATAAGTTAGCTCAACGTGACAAAGATAGTGAGAGAAACTTCAAGGAACTTGTAGGGGGCATTGATGGAGTAACTTCTGTGTCTCTTGCATCTAAGCGTTATGTAGAGCTTCTGAAAGCTGAGAATGACCTTGCAGAACTTAAGGAGAAAGTGAGAAACTTAGACAATGAGTGATAATATGTTTACTTTATTAGACAATGCTCTACTTGTTATCCTTATTCTCGGTGTACTTTACATTATCAAAAAGAAGGATGATAAATGAAAGAAGACATTGTAAAACCTAAGCGCTACACACAAAACAACCTTGAATGTTGGGATTTCTGGCTTAAAGCAGGTCTTAACCCTCTTGTAGCCTCTGCTGTTAAGTATGTGTGGAGATACAAGTATAAGAATGGCTTAGATGACCTTAATAAGGCTAAAGTGTTCTTAGAAAAAGCAAAGAAGGAAAAAGATTGTGTATACTATACTGGAAAAGGTTATCATTTGAATAAGAGTGACCTATCTGATATGAGTAATCTACAGATTGACTTTATTGATTTTTCTACACACACCACAATATCAGAATCATACCTAATGACTATTGATGCTATGCTACTTATCCTCTACAGATTAATGAATGAAATAAAGTAAGGAGAAGAAGTTGACTAAGACAGAACTATTTTTAGTTTTAATCATTGCTGTGTACTTTGTGGTAAGACTTGCTCTATCACTACACAAGCAAGAAATTAAGATTAAGTATCGTGATGATGAGGTTAGTCCTATCAAGAATATTAGTGTAGGTGACTGGATTGACTTAGCATCTAACACAGAGGTAAAATACAAAAAGGGAGATATGGTTGTTATTGACCTTGGGGTAGCTATGGAATTGCCTCATGGCTTTGAAGCTCATGTACTACCTCGCTCAAGCACTTTCCAAAACACAGGATTGATTCTCACAAATAGTATGGGTATTATTGATAATTCCTACTGTGGAGATAATGACTATTGGGGTGCTAAGTTCTATGCCACAAGAGATGGAGAGATAGAAAAAGGACAACGTTTATGTCAATTCAGAATTGTGGAGAATCAGCCAACTGTACTCTTTAGTAAAGTAATGCACCTTGGGAATAAAGACCGTGGTGGTTATGGTTCTACAGGTAAATAAGGAGTAAAAATGAAACTCAAAAAACTAAACAAGATTAAGCTACATACAATGACAACTTTGTATGGTGCACCCGGAACATCAAAGACAACCTTTATTAACACGATGCCGGGAAGTGTATTGATTATTGATACAGACCGAGGACTAGCCTCTGTGGAACAAGATGAGCGTTTCTCTGTTGCAGAATGTACCACATGGGCTGATGTTCTTGAAGCTCTTACTTATGCTAAGGACTTTGATAGTATTGCTGTTGACCACTTTACAAATGTACAAGAGCTTTGCTACAAGGACATTATGGAAACTAATAATGTCAAGAAAATGCTTATTAACCACTATGGTGAAGCCTCTACTCGACTTAAAGCCCTTGTGGATGAATTGGTAGACCTATCTTATCAAGGTAAGAATGTCTATGTAATTTGTCAAGAGAAGAATGTGAACATCGAAGATGTGGTAGATGAGAATGTTCCTTCACAAACCATTCCTAATTTAATGGACAGTGTATCTAAGTATATCACAGCATCTTCTCGTATCATTGGTCACACAGAACGTGTAACTAAGTCTAAAGTGGTTAAGGGTGAAAAGAAAGTTAAAGACTTTTACCAAGTACGCTTAGCAGGTAACCCTATCTACACACTTAAGGTTACTCGTAAACCGGGATTGGTTATCCCTGATACAATGGTAAACCCTACATGGGAAGCTGTTGTGGGATTGACTGATGGAACAACTCAAGAAAAACTTAAAGGAGATAAGGAATAATGAGTCTTATTACTTTTAATGCAACAAAACGTGAAGACTTCACCTATGAAGAAGGACGCTTTGAAGCAAGTATTCAAGCAGTGGAACAAACAAGTTCTCGTTCAGGTATAGAAATGCTTAAGGTAACTCTTAAGGGTGACTTTGGTAAGAATTCTCTTAAGACTATCACAGCATTTATGTTGGATAACAAGATTGGACGTGAACAACTCTACAATCTACTCTATGCACTAGACCTTCATGAAGAATCCCAAGTAGATACTGATGAACTTGAAGGTAAGTATGTAGGTATTGTAATCAAAGAAGGTAAGCCTTACAATGACAAACCATCATGGAATGTTGTGGACTACTTCCCTCTTGATGCAGATACAGACGATGATGTGGATGTAGATACAGACGATTGGTCTGATGCAGAATAAGTAAATAGGGTAGTGACTGTTTAAACTATACTAAACTAAAGGAAAATAGTTTCTGATTAACACTCAGTCACTCCTCTCATAAAGGTGGTAAGAGGTTACGTTTTCGCTGATTTCCCATTCCTTTCTCCACTTGCCACCTCTATGAGGGGAAACCCTCATGATTTACTCCTATTTATTCACAATCCTTTCTGGGAAGGTTTACCCTTCCTAGATGCACACAATAGGAAATTTTACTAGCCTTCTTGTGATTTTCCTTATATGTTTCCTTTTACATTACATTAGCCCCTATTGTGTGTGTCTAGGAGGGATAAAATATGATAACCTTAGATGGATTCAAAAAGTATATTCTACTCCGTAGAGATGCCTTTGAATATAAACATGACTTGAATGAACTTAAGAAAAACCCCTTGTATAGGAAACACTTTCCTAATAACCTAAAATACTTAGATGATACTTCACAGACCCTTATTAGAACTTTGAATAACCATCCAGTACCTCTTAGAGATAAGTTGCTTACTGTTCTTGTGTATCGTGTTGTAGGCGATAAAAAGGTTGTTAGACGCTATGCAAACAAGAAGGGTGTCTATACCCTTAAGGAGCTAGAAAAACTCGCTACAGCGCTTAATAAGGACTCTCTGAGGCTCTTAAACAGGTACTCTACTCCACTATCCAGAAAAGGTATTACTGGTCTTAGTAGAGGAGAATTTCTACTTGCTGTTTCTTGTGACTTTCTGGATAAGTTACCAAAAGATAACTTCTACAAGTGGAAGACTTCTGAGATAGCTAGACAGTTTGTGGAGTTTGAGAAGGTGTATGGTATCAAGTATGCTATGGCTTATCAATTAGCCTCTGATATTAGCTATATTAATGAGCTTAATGTGAAAGTAGACTTTATCAAGACTATTCCTGAGAATGTAAGGGAAATGTTCTCTTATATCACAGGTAAGCCTTATAGACTTGAAGAGTATGAAAAGTTCACCTATGAGATGATGGATTGGTATAGTGAGCAAGACTTCCTTGAGAATAAGGAGAGACTTGTGCTTCCCCATGACATTACACAGATGCTTATTGGATATAGGTACTATACAATGAACTCAGGAGTTATAACAAGGTTTAGACAAGAGAAGAAACCAAAAAACCTCACAAGAGGTATTGTAATTGCAAGGAGCATATATGACTTTTACACACAAAGTATGGGTACTAAAGAGGATTGATGAGCTAGGTAATTGCTATCACACCATAGAGGTTAAGAACTATAACATGAGGAATAAGTTCATTAGAGAATGGCTCTGTGATGATAGAAATTACACAAGAATGATTGAGGGTGATGTAGAGATTATCCTTAAACGTAACGGAGAGGAGTTGTGGTTCTATGAAGACTACAGAGAAGACTAAGTTGTCTCCAGAAGAGGCTTCTGATAAGTATATAGAGCTAGAGAAGCTCCATAGAGAGTTAGGAGAGAAGATAGAATCAACTCCTGACTATAGAAAGCAAACAGCTTTGAGGAAGAGAAAGAAAAGAATCAGAGCTGAACAGAATCTCTTATATCCATATATGGTAGGAACTGGTTATGTGACTTACACAGAGCAAGTGTTAGGTCTAAAAGGCAATCAGGCTCTATATGGAAGATATATAAGAGGTACAGGTAAGAAGTAGGAGGTATCTATGGCTTTTATTGAACTAGATGAGCTTAGAAGACTTTCTAAGATTGGTATAAAGTTCCCTAATCAAGTTCCTGTTGAGATTACTATGTTTGGTCATAGGTGTTCTGTGTATGGGTTCTTAAGAAAGGGTGAACCTAACCTGCTTATTATATCCCATGAACATGCTGAAGGTTTTCACAATGGTTGGAAGATTATTAAGCATAGGAATGCACTGGCTAATAGGTGTTATGAGATTCCTTATAGAAGTCAAGTAGACCTAAAGTCAAGTAGTTTTCCTAGAGGTTTATTCATTTAATATTGAGGTGTTTATGTATACAAAAGATGAGTTCTATAAGTATTATATAGATGGTAAAGCTAAAGGAGTACCTATCCATACTACAGTTGACCTGAACAAGTGTGGTACAGCTTTCTACAAGCAAATTAATGGTGTTTTCACAGGTACTATTTATCCTATTGAGTCAAAACAAAGTGACAAAGTGTATGCCATGTTTGTATCAGATACTACTGACATACATCTTCATGATGGAAATACTGGTATTGATTGTCCAGATGATAGATTTTATGGAAGATGTTGGTATATTAATTATAAAGACTATATTCACTATAAAGGTAAGAAAGGATTTAAAGTGTAGGTGAGATATGGTATCTATAGATTTCTTTAGTAGAGGAGATGTTGCTAAGGTTTAATAACCTATGCTAGATAGAAGTGTTAGGTCTCCTTTTAAATTTGGTATTCCTATGAGAGCCATACTAGATTATAGTATACTAGGAAATGTCAAAGGAGTAGCCATTCCCTTAGAAGGTAGGGATTCAATACTATTTATATCAGCTAAGAAGAATATGTTATGTCACAGTGGAGCTTTTGTACTAGAGCGTAACCCTCTGTGGAGACATAGATGTTTGTTGGTTTACTCTAAGAACCTAACTTATGTAGATTGTTTTAAGGTGTGAATTATGATTGATTTAGTTAAATTAGTAAAAGAGAATTTACCATATAATGTGAGTTTAGCTAAAGAGCCTTATAAGGTTACTTTAGCTGATAATGTACCATACGTTCATGGTTATATTGGTTATGTATTTCATACTAGAACCGTCTTTAGTGATGGAAGCTCCCATGAGGAAATGCTGTTTGTATCAAATATTCCACATGTCACTTTTCATAATGCTATATCACTATTTGATGCAAGGGTAAAAGAATTATCTGAAAGGTGCTATTGGGTAGATGAAAATGATATAGTTAAGGAGGGGTTTAAAATATGAATCATCAAGAATATGTACTAAGCATAATTAAAAAGAAGTTTAGCATAACTCAACCCCCTGTAAGAGCTATCCTTAATCATGCCCTAACAAGTGCTCAGTACAGAGGTCTTTATGTAGAGTTTAAACCTAAGAAAAACAAATATGCCCCTCATTATAAGTTGTTTATTAATGATAATGTAGGTGATAGGTCATTCCATAATGCTCCTGGTATACTATGTGTACCTGATATTGCAAATTGCTTGTGGTTTAAAGAACACTTTGATACAATTAAAATAACTAATTGTCTAGTTGTATGAGGTAGTAGAATGACAAAATATCAAGAAGAGTATATAAAACTAATCTCTGAAAGGTTTAAGATAAATGGTAAACCAAAAAGAGCTAGCTATAAACGTTGGGAAAATACTATTGATAGTGGAATTATTGTAGAGTTAAAATCACGTATACCTAACCATAAGTTAGTATTCATATCAGATACCCCAAGAAACTACTTTCATACATGGTCAATGGAATTAAAAAGTGAGCATCTACCTCAATGTATATGGATAACTAGGTACACAGATAGAGATTTAGAAGTAGTTAAAGGGTTTTATATATAAAACAAAAAGAGCCTTAATTGGCTCTTTTATTTTTGTTCTTGATTCTCTGTGAATTTCAAGCAATCAGGTAGGTCTTTACCTTCCACAATAGGAACATATTCTACTTTAAACTGGTGGATTCTAAACACACCACTAGCAGAGTTGTCAGGAACTACTCTTACCTTCACATACTGACCTTTAGGTACTATAATGGTATCACTCATTTCCATAGCTCCATCAGTAACACCCATCATTTGCCAGTGCACAGAACGTTGCTTAAGCATATCTGTAGTGTAGGATTCTCCACTGTGATACACAACAAGCTGTACTGTGTTATCTTCATTGGCTTTTAGAGTAGTACCATCAGCACACCATCTAAGGAATACCCTATACTGTCTATCTGTGAGCCTTCTTCTTTGGTCATCATTCTCAAAGTCTACCCCTGTAGTGGAATCCATGTAGAGTGATACTTCATACTCTTTTGTGATAGGGGTATAGAATGTAGAAGATGATACAGCAGAGTTACGAGAATAGTTTGTGTGAACCTTACCCATATCCCCAATAGAGGCTACATACTCACCCATACATTGTACCATATCCCACAATGCACAGATGTTCTCAATATAGTGATTAAGCTGACATGTGAGCTTCCTCATGAATGAAGCAAAGAACTTAGGGTTATAACACTTTTGTGAATCTGCCATACAAGCATATCTACCAATACCCTTGTTATTCTCATCCACAAGACCGTCACAATCAGCAATAGGGATATGGTCACAATCACAGCTATCATACCAACAATGCTTCTCAGCTTTATCCTTATAACTTGTAAGAGAGGCTTCATTTAATCTTGTGTCTTTGTCATCTACATAGGACATTAGTTACCTACCTTTCCTTGTAGCACAAAGCTACCATTCTTTCTAATCTTTTGGTCATGTCGCTTAGAGAAGTTACCTCCTGAGCGACTTTTCATTTCTTTAGAACCTTGAGTAAAGGAAATCCAGTTACCTGACTTCCTAATAGCCCATGGTCTTGTAGGGTCTGGCTTAGGTGCAATAGTTTCAATAGGGAACTCTACCCACTTAGTAACACTAGCATTATCTCCA